TGGGCGGCATATTACACGTACTCGATATTGCGAGTGGCGTTGGACTTGCGGATGCCTTCGCACCAGGTGTTTGTAAGGTCAGGCATTCTGCTGACAGTTGCATTGATAGGAGCTAACGCTATGATGACGTTGCGGATAATGGACAGGATCGACCGATGACATTTGAACAAGTCTTCATGGCTCTCACGTTTATTTCGAGCGGGATCGCGCTTTATTTCTCGGCCCGCAAGCAGAAGCACGATAACGCTAACATTGATGCTGACACGATAGGTAAGCTCTACGATCTGATTGACAAACAAGAAACGCGATACCAGGAATTGAAAGCTAACTTGACGGCTGAGATTGAAGAATTGCGGGCGGAGGTGGATATTTTGCGCGGGGAAAAGAAGGTGCGTGAGGACACTATTGAGTCCATGAAACGAGAAAACTCCGACCTACAAGCGCAGGTGGACAAATTGCAGGCTGCTGTCAAAAGCAGGGATAAGAAAATCAGCGAGCTTGGACGGCAAATAGTGGAACTTACCGCGCGGCTGGATGCGATGAACGGAGGAACGCTGTGAAGTATAGATTTCTTCCCCCACAAGATACGCTTGCGATTCTCACGGCGAAGCTCAACGCTATCGAGCGGGATCAAGCTGCTTTGCGTGAAGAACTGCAGGAATTGCGCGACGAAATTTCTGAGCTGAAGTCATCTGAAAGTTGGATCGGTGGAACGGACTGATATGAGGCACTTTGGACGTGGCGCAGGATGGTCGAAAAAGCGAGGGTGATCTGGCAGAGAAGTCAGTGATTCGATTCGACGCGGTAGTCGCGAAGGTGCAGACTTTGGCAGACGGCGGCATTCGTTTGACGCTCGACATGGGTGAGAACGCAATTCCGCAAATGGCGATGCTGGCTGAAACAAAGCGAGAAGGCATCGCACTTGTGTTTGAAGCAAAGGTAAAAGCCGGACAGTGAAATGAAGAGTTTAGACAGTGTTTTTGAAGGGTTAGACGAGAGAGAGACCGCCTATGTCTTAGCGCGGTCTGATGCCGTTAGTAACTCAGAAGCACTGAAAAAGTGTGGCATGTCGGAGGGTTGGCTTTACAAACGGGATTATGAGAACTTGAACGCCCGTGCTGATATTTTACGTAAAGACAAAGCTCTTCGGGCTGTTCTTATTCTCGGAGAGGCAGTTGAGCAAGCCGCAAAAGTGAAGGTTGCTGGCTTGAACGTTAGAGACGAGCGCATCAAGCAGGCGGTAGCAACTGAGATTCTTGACAGAGAGTTTGGCAAGCCGACTCAACGCAGTGAAGTTACCGGAAAAGACGGCGGCGTGATTGTGATCAACATGACCGGCGATATTGATGACTGAAATCTTGGCAAGAGTTGAAATGCCGTGGGCTGTGTACAACAAGCCTTACAGGGCGTACTTGAACGACACGCGGCGCACTCAGATTTTCTATGGCGGATCTGCTTCTGGCAAGAGCGTGTTTCTGGCACAAAGGGCGGTCCGCGACCTAATGATAGGCGGGCGTAATTATCTTATTGTACGGCAAGTCGGGCGCACATTGCGCGGGTCTGTATTCATGGAGATGCTGAAGGTCATTGACACTTGGAATTGTGAAGGACTTTTCACTGTGAACAAGAGTGACATGCTAATCACATGCCAGAACGGATACCAGGCTATCTTTGCGGGTCTGGATGACGTTGCAAAGCTGAAGTCTTTGACACCGGCGAAAGGCGCGATAACGGACATCTGGGTTGAAGAAGCCACTGAGATCGAGCGCAATAGCTTGAAGGAGCTAACAAAGAGACAGCGCGGCGGGTCAAGCAAAACTGCAAAGCGGCTGACACTGAGTTTCAATCCGATATTTCAGACACACTGGATCTACGATGAGTATTTTGCATCGCGAGGTTGGGCAAGCGACCAGAATCGGCTTGAAGAAGGTGATTTACTCATTCTCAAAACAACCTACAAAGATAACGCCTTTCTAACAGCGGACGACATTGCCGATCTTGAAAACGAAAGTGATTTGTATTTTTACAACGTTTATACGCTTGGCAATTGGGGCGTATTGGGGCATGTCATTTTCAATAACTGGAAAGTGGTAGACATGAGTGACAAGCAGGGCGGTTACTATCTGCCAGAAGAGCAGCGTACCAATCGCAAGCATGGTTTGGACTTCGGGTATTCAAGCGATCCGGCTGCAGTGCCGATGACGCATTATGAGCGCGGCAAAAAGCGCATCTGGATTTATGACGAAATTTATGAGACAGGGCTTACCAACCCGCAACTTGCAGAGGTTCTGAAACCGAAAATTGGCGGAGATTATTTTATAGCAGACAGCTCCGAACCGAAGTCGATCGCCGAACTAAACTCGCACGGTTTAAGTGTTGGTGGTGCGAAAAAAGGCAAGGATAGTGTGCTTTATGGAATTCAATGGCTGCAACAACAAGAGATCTTGGTGGATGTGAGTTGCATAAATATGCGCAACGAGTTGCAGACATACAAGTGGAAAGAGGACGCGGGTGGCAACTCTTTACCCGTGCCAGTAGACCGGAATAACCATCTCATTGATGCGCTGCGATATGCGTATGAAGACGAGATGGTAGGTGCGGGCGTTATTTTGTTCGGGGCGTAGGAGGCTGGATGGCAGACAATTATAAGACGATAACTAACGTGCCTGGATGGATGGAGCTGCTAACCAGTGACGGCGTGCCCGACTCCGTTGCGACACTCTACAAACGAGTGCCCTTGTTTTATCGGGCGGTGCAGCTCAGGTGTGACGCACTATCGAGCGTGCCGATTGCAATATACAAGGGCGAAGAGAACGAGGTTGACTGGCCTTATCCGACCAAGTTGGGCGACTTGCTGTGGCGCTGGGAGGCGTCATGCCTGTTATCGGGCGCGGCATTTGGAGAGATCATCTCTAATCAGTCCGGCTACAGAAAAGATGTCAAATATCGCAACCCGTTTGACATGACGGTCAAGTACGAAAATGGCATTATCAACTTCAAGCAGAATACCAGCGGGGCACAGTGGACTAACGACCTGAAGGCTGGCAAGTACGAGATGCTTTATATCAATGAGTTCGACCCGTCGCAGGACATACTTCCTGGTATCGGTGCAGGCATTGCTTCTAAGATTGACGCGAAACTACTGTACTCGATAAGCAAGTTTCCAGAGATGTACTTTGAGGGTGGGGCAATGCCGGTTACTTTGTTGGGCATTGACGCTACTGACAAAAACGAAATTGAGCGCGTTCAGAACTGGTTCAAGAAATCAGCAACCGCGATCAAGAATGCGTTCAGGGTTATGGGCATGCGGGCGGGGTCTATCACTGCCACGACACTAACACCGCCATTGAAAGATTTGGCGTTCCCTGAACTTGATAAGATATCAAAAGATAATATCGCTATGGCATTTGGCATAAAACAAACCTTGCTTGACAGTGAGGCGGCTAACTATGCAACTGCGCAGGAAGATCGGCTGTCATTTTACGAGGATACGATCAAGCCAAGAGCGCGGATTTTCGCGGATGCCTTGAATACGCAGTTATTAGAGCAGGACGGCATGCGGCTGGAATTCAAGTTCGAGAAGATGGACATATTCCAGGAAGACGAAGGCGACCGGGCGGATCTGTTGAATAAGCTGACACTGGCTGGGATGCCGATTGAACTTGCGCTTGAACTGGCTGGGTACGAACTGACAGGCGAACAGGAGGCAATGCTGAACGCGCATCAAGAGCAGATGGACGAGCGCGAGGATGTGGCAGGATCAGAGCCGGTTGACGAGCAGGAAGGCGAATTGCGCAAATGGCAGCGCATGGCGGAAAAGCGGATCAGAGAAGGCAAGGGCTTGCGTGAGTTTGAATCGAGCTTGATTGAGCCTTCGCTTCATGGGGCAATAAGCGGTGCGCTTGAAAATGTAAAGAGCGCCGAGGATGTAAAGCGGGTGTTTGACGCTGCGATCGCGTGGAGGAATTATCCATAATGCCTGAAATAATCAGCCTTAGAGAAGTTGAGCGCAGATTGGCGCGGGTACTTAGCAAGGGACTGTCGGTAGAAGGCGACACGTTGATCGGCTATTTGGGCGATCCACCTAATTTGAGCAATGTGCCTCACGATTACTGGCAGAGCGGATGGAAGCATATCCAAAAGGATGCTGAGCCGATTCTGGTTGATGTATTTGTGCAGCAAGCACAAGTTGCGATGGAAAATTATGGCGTTGGCCCGAGTGATTGGATTGTGATCATCAATGACGCGGCAGATTGGGCGCGAAATCATCTCGATTTTGAGTTGCAGCGATTATTTAATCGAAATTATGAGGGTGTGAGTAGATTGGTCACAAAATATTATGAGATTGGCATGTCGCGCATGGAGTTAATTGCAGAACTCGATAAGATATACAAAAATCCTGTCAGGTCTGAGATGATTGCGATAACAGAAACTACGAGGGCGGCTGTTGGCGGTGAAAACGCCCTGGTGAAGGAAATCGAAAAAGAAAGCAATATCCATTTAGTCCCGATTTGGATGACTGACAGAAGCGGGCATGTTTGCCCTGATTGTTTGATCCGCGATAATCTACCGATCACAGATGGGGTCGAGCCTCCCCTTCATCCGCGCTGTAATTGCAGAGTGCGACATGACTGGGAGTCAGGGTTGACCGATAAGCAGAGGGCACTGTGGATATCCAGATAAGAGTTGAGGGCGCGGAAGAGCTGGTGGCTAAGCTAACGAAGCTGGAACAATTGCAGCGTGTTAAGAGGCAGATACTCGCAGAAGGTAATGTACTGCGCGGGAAAATGTCAACCTATCCCACGAGGGTTTATTCTCCTAACCCACTTATCAAGTCGAATGACAAAGTCCGGCGCGGGTTCTTCTATCACCTGAAACATGGAAATATCAGCGTGCCATATAAAAGGACATACAAGCTTAGGGATAACTGGAAAGTCGTCTCTGCCGGCGGCGGATGGACTGTAAAAGTGGGCGTTGAAGGTGTTAGCTACGCCTCACGCGTGCAGGGTGATAACCAGGCTTATGGGCACAGTGTAAGCGGCTGGCTGACCGTGAACAGAGCAGAGTCGCTTTATGGGACAGGGATCAAACAACGAATAAAGCAAGCATTAGAACAAGAGGTAGCGAATGTCTGAAACGTATAGAATAAAAATACAAGTGCCTGAGGGGGTTGTCGAGCGCGAGGTTGATGCCGAAAAGCGCTTGAAGGCAGATGGAGAGTATCTTGAGACTGGCTGGCGCGTGCTGGGTGTCCCGTATGGCGGGCCGGTGCAGGGGCGCGATCTGGACGGAGAGACGTTTACTTCCGATACCGACATCTGGCTGAAAACCGGCGATCAAGTGAATATCACCTACTATCATGGTTTCGATCCAGATGAAATGGGCAAAAAGCAGGACGTGCCGGCGCTAATTGGCAAAGCCACCTATGTAGGGGCAGATGAACGCGGGCATTGGTTCGATCCTGTTTTAGACGCAGACGAACCCCTGGCGCAGCGGTTGATGAAAGCGAGTCTTGACAGCTTACGGGCATCAAGTGGGGCAGTGAGCCACCTGGTTAGAAAAGGCGCGGGCGGACTGATAAGCGTGTGGCCGGTTGGGGAACTGGC